CTCGCTCGAAAAAATCACCTGGATGGTAAAGGGTTGTTATGTCATATTCTGGGTCAGTTGGCACTACAGTCATTAATGTCCAGACGTTAATTGATCATGGCGCTCGTCGTTGTGGGAAATTAGCGGAGGAGTTGACCTCTGAGCAGTTATTGTCAGCGCGACAGTCGCTGTTCTTTGCCCTTTCGCACATAGCGAACTTAGGCATTCAGTACTGGGCAATTAATAAGAAGGTTATCGGCCTCAACGCCGATCAGTACATCTACGAGATGCCTCTCGGTACAGTTGATGTGCTCAACGTCCTCTACCGGCAGATGAGCCGCCCTGTTGGTAGCTACTCAAGCTCTGCCGGCGGCGTGGTAGCAAACGTGGCTGATAGTGATATTGACACCTTCTGTCAGCAAAATTCCGCTAATGGCAACATTCAGGTGGACTATGGAACTGATAATCCTATTTATGCTGGCAGTATTGGGATTCTTCCTTATGTTGCTGGTGGCGGTTCTGCTACTTGGTCCGTTATTTTTGAGTACTCCACTGATGGAGCTACTTGGAGCACTCTTGATGACCTTGGGTCTGTTGTAGTCAAAGATAATCAATGGATTTGGACTGACGTTGATCCTGGTCAGACGGTTGAATATTATCGTGTACGTGTCTATGGCGGTGCGACGCTGGCACTGCGTGAGTTTTATGTAGGTAATAACTCGCTTGAGGTCCAGATGTCCCGTCTAAACAGGGACGATTACACGAACCTGCCAAACAAGAACTTTACTGCAAACCAGCCGTACCAATTTTGGTTCAATCGGACGATCCCGCAGCCAGGTCTTTACTTGTGGCCCGTTCCTAGCGACCCGTTCATTCAGATGACGACGTGGTACTCGCGTCAGATTATGGACGTTGGCGCCTTGACAGACGAGCTTGAAGTGCCGCAGCGGTGGTATGAGGCGGTTATTTTTATGCTGGCGCATCGGATGTCGCTAGAGCTGCCTGCGGTGTCGGATAACCGCATTACGTACCTTGAGAGAATGGCTGAGAAGTACTTCTTTGAGGCAGAGCAGGAAGAGCGAGACAAGTCGCCGATTTATCTATCGTCGAATATTTCTGTCTACACAGCCTGATGCCAATATTCTTAGATACAACTGGCCTGACAAGTCTTGCAATCGGTATCTGTGACCGGTGCAAGATGAAGCGCACGTTTGTCTCATTGCAGTCGGACCCGAACTTCCCTGGTCTGCGCGTATGCGACCAGGGTTGTAAGGATCAGTTCGATCCGTATAGACTACCTGCTAGGAAGACGGAGCGCATTAATTTGAGATTTCCTCGCCCAGATACGAGCGTTGCGGTACAGCCAAACGCTATTGTGACTGGGACGAATGGTGACTTTGATTTATCGACGAACCAAAACACGCAGACCCCAGAAAATAATGGGAATCTTGACATCATTTCCCCGAGCGAATAATGGCACAAGTTACGATTACCCAATTGCCGGCAGCGCAGGCGCTAACAGGCACTGAATCGGTTCCAATTAGTCAGAATGGCCAGACGGTCCAGACGACGACGGGGGCGATTGCGAACTCGCCTACCCAGCAGCAGACGTTTCTTACGGTAACTAATCAGCCTACGCTGCCTAATTCAAGGCAGCTACAGGGATCAACCGGTGTTGGCTTAGTTGACACGGGCGCTCTTGGTACTTTGGCTGTTACGTTGAACGGCGTATCAGGCAGCCTAGAGACCTGCGCTGATGGGATGATCTCAAAGTCCAGCGGGGCAATCGTTGGCCGCACAATCACCGGGAGTGTTACTGGGGTGGCGGTTACTAACGGCACTGGCGCAGGCGGTAACCCTGTAATCAGCCTAGATGGCACCGTAGGGACGATTAACGGCCTTTCTGGTACTGGGATCATGGGATTGGTCGGCGGCGCCTCTGTGACCGCCCTAGAGATCGTAGGCACGGCTAGTGAGATCTCGGTTGCTGACGGTACGGGGCCAGGGAATCCAACGATTGGATTGGCTGATAATCCGGTTATACCTGGCGTTGAGGGTATGGTCTTGCCTATCGGGTCAACTGGGGACCGTTCTGGCGGCGCTATAAATGGCGAGGCTCGATATAACTCAACAACAAGCCGATTTGAAGGCTATCAAAATAATAGTTGGACTAGCTTTGGATCTGGCGACGGTACGGTTACGTCGGTGGATGTATCTGGTGGCGCGACTGGCTTAACGACCACGGGCGGTCCGGTTACGGGATCCGGCACCATCACCCTTGTAGGCACCCCAATAAGCGCAACAAACATTGCCGGTGGTGCTGCAAATAAGATTCCTTACCAGGCCTCGCCGAGTAACACGAGTTTTGTTGACGCTCCGGTATCGGCTGATACGTTCCTCAAATGGGACGGGGCAGCGTTTGCTTGGGACACGGTTGCTGGTGCGGGTACGGTAACGTCGGTTAGCGGCGCTGGGACGGTTAACGGCATTACATTGACTGGGACGGTTACTTCCTCTGGGAATTTGACACTTGGCGGCGCATTATCTGGGGTTAGCCTTGCTACGCAGGTGACGGGCACCTTACCTGTTCTGAACGGCGGTACAGGGGCTACAGATGCCGCAACGGCGCGGTCTAATTTAAGCGCCGCGGCTAGTGGGGCAAATACAGACATTACGTCCGTTGCTTTGACTACGGGCACAATTACTACGACCCCATCGGCTAATACTGACATTGCCAATAAGCTATATGTTGATACTGCTGCTGCCACTGGCGTTGCTAGTTTTAGCGCTGGCACTACGGGCTTCACGCCAAACAGTGCAACCACGGGCGCTGTGACTTTGGCGGGCACATTAGCAATTGCTAACGGCGGTACGGGGATTACAAGCTTTGGCGCTGGCGTGGCAACATTCCTTGGTACGCCTTCAAGTGCAAATTTAGCGGCTGCGGTAACGGACGAGACCGGCTCTGGGTTGTTGGTGTTTGGCACAAGCCCATCGCTGACAACCCCTGCTATCAGCGGCGGCACTATTAATAATTCCATTATTGGTGGAAATATTCCTGCTGCGGCTACGTTTACTAATGCAGCGTTAACGACTGGTACGGTTGCCACCTCCCCGTCTGGTAATTCTGATATCGCCAATAAGGCTTATGTTGACCTGATGACAAGCACGAGCATCAGTATTCATACGCCGGTAAGGCTAGAGTCTCCTAATACGGCAGGAAATTTAACTGCTACCTATGTTAATGGTGGAACAACCCCTACATGGACAAGCATTACAGGCGGGACAACTTTAGTTACCGGCTCCGCGCATAGCCTTAGCGTTAACGACGTGATCGTGTTCGGAAGTACGACAAACGGTGTTACTGCTGGGACGGCTTACTTTGTCTATTCGACGCCAAGCGCTACGGACATTACCTTATCTTTAAGTTATAACGGCGTAGAGATAACGACGTTAACTAACGGCACCGGGCTGACGATTACAAGCCTAGCAAATGCAGGTGTTGGTGCGACGTTAACTAATGCCGGAACTAAGGCGGCGTTAGTAATTGACGGTAAGTTAACTGTTGTTAATAACCGCGTATTAATTTATTCCCAGACAAATGCGTTTGAGAACGGTGTTTATACGGTTACTACGGTAGGCACACCTGACCCTGCCGGCACAAACTGGGTGCTAACAAGGGCAACTGATGCTGATACGTATGGTCCTAACAGCACTGTAGCCTTAGGGCAGGGTGACTATTTCTTTGTGCAAGAAGGCGACACGGGCGCGGGTGAGTCTTATGTAATGACCACCGCTGGCACTATTATTTTTGGCACGACTGGTTTAACTTTTACGCAGTTTGGCGCGTCGCAGGTGTATTCTGCCGGCACGGGATTAACGCTCACTAATACGACGTTTAGCATTACCAATACAACGGTAACACCGGCCTCTTATGGATTGGCTGCAAGTGTTCCAACGATTGCGGTTAATGCTCAGGGGCAGATTACTAGCGCGGTTGATACAGCGATAGCTATTGCGGCGTCTCAGGTAACATCCGGCACGTTAGCTATAGCCCAGGGCGGGACTAATTCAAACGCTACGGCTACTGCTGGCGGCTCTGCTTACGGTACAGGGACGGCGTTTGCGTTTACTGCAGCAGGCACGGCGGGTCAAGTATTAACATCTGCGGGGGCGAGTGCTCCTACGTGGTCAGGCATCTCAGGCGGCACATTTAGCTAAGGAAAATAGATATGGCACAAACAAACTACACGCCTATATCGTTGTATTACAGTACAACGGCAGCGGCTATTCCTTCAAATGCAAACCTTGTTCCTGGGGAGCTTGCTCTTAATATCCAGGACATGAAGCTGTACTGCGAGAATGCGGCAGGAACGGTTACCTTACTAGCCTCGTCCGCTGGTTCAGCGGGTGACGTTGTCGGGCCAGCGTCGGCAACAGACAATGCTATTGTGCGATTTGATCAAACCACAGGCAAGTTAATTCAGAACTCTGCCGTTACGATTGCAGATACAACAGGCGACATTACTGGCGGCAAATATAACGGGCTAACTGTTTCAACGTCTACAGGCACGTTAACTATTGTCAATGGCTCTACGTTGGTTACTTCTGGCGCAAACAGCCTGACGTTGACTACAACGGCAACTACTAACGCTACCTACCCTTCTGGTACTTTCTCCCTTGGCTACCTAAACATCCCGCAATCAGGATCGGCTAAGACGACTAGCTACGCTCTGGTAACCGCTGATATAGGCAAGGTAATTGAGGTAGGTACAGGCGGCT